GATAGGAGAAAACCCCTATAACAAGTTGAGGGGAACAGGTACAGCCGCATGGGATGGTAATCTTAATCGAATGCAGAAATCAAGCAACATCACCGCCCCAGCAACCGACGAAGCCAAACAATGGGAAGGTTGGGGTACTGCACTTAAACCAGCGCACGAACCGATTGCAGTCGGGCGAAAACCAATATCCGAAAGTACCGTTGCCAAGAATGTATTAAAACATGGTACTGGCGGGATTAATATTGATGGTTGTAGAGTGGGTCTTGATGGTGAAAAACCACCTAGTGGTAGTGCAAAAAGAGTGTATAAAAATAATGAATATACAGAAAAAAAAATATATGGAGATAATAAAACTACACCAGAGACAGGCAGATACCCAGCAAATATAATGCACGATGGTTCTGAGGAAGTGGTTAAGTTGTTTCCATACACAAAAAGTGGCAGATCAAATGGTAATGCTCCAATTGGAGAAAGTGGGGTAAATGTGCCATTCCGTAGAGGCGTTGTGGTTGAAAGAAATGATGATGGTTCAGCCGCTCGTTTCTTCTATTGCCCAAAAGTATCAAAAAAAGAGCGTGGCGAGAACAACAAACATCCAACAGTTAAACCACAAGAATTAATGAAATACTTAGTGCGGCTTGTCACACCCAAAGGTGGTACTGTACTTGATCCATTCATGGGTTCTGGCTCTACTTGTATGGCAGCAAAAGATTTGGGGTTTGACTTTATTGGTATTGAGAAATCAGAAGAATATTTCAAAATCTGTCAAGAACGAATTGATGAAACAAACCCACTAAGCGAATTTTTTGACTAGACAATCATTATAGAATATGCTATAATGGTGGAATTAATATAGGAGAATTATATGTCAATAATGGACAAACTCAAAAAGAATTCAAAACTAAAGACCACAGAAGTTCTTTCAGAGTCTAAATTTTTTAATAATAAAGAACAGGTTTCAACACCAGTTCCAATGATGAATGTAGCATTATCTGGATCAATAGATGGTGGTCTTACTCCTGGCTTGACTGTATTGGCTGGGCCATCTAAGCACTTTAAAACTTCATTTACGTTGTTGATTGCAGCGGCCTACTTGAAGAAGTATGAAGATGCTGTAATGTTATTTTATGACTCAGAATTTGGATCACCAGCATCATACTTTGAACAGTTTGATATTGATACCGCGAGGGTTCTACACACACCAATTACAAACGTAGAAGAATTGAAATTTGATCTTATCGCTCAACTTGAAGGAATGGATAAATCTGACCGTGTTATCGTGGTTATTGATTCAATTGGTAATCTTGCATCTAAGAAAGAAATGGAAGATGCAATCAACGAAAAGTCTGTAGCAGATATGTCAAGAGCAAAGGCACTCAAAGGTCTATTCAGAATGTGTACGCCATATTTGGCAATGAAGAACATTCCCATGATTGCAGTCAATCATACATACAAAGAGATTGGATTGTTTCCTAAAGATATTGTGTCTGGTGGAACTGGCATTTATTATAGTGCAAATAACATTTGGATTCTTGGTCGCAGACAAAATAAAAAGGGAACCGAAATTCAAGGATATGATTTTGTTATCAATGTTGAAAAATCTAGGTTCGTTAAGGAAAAGTCCAAAATTCCCATCACGGTTTCTTGGGAAGGTGGCGTTGCACCTTGGTCTGGATTACTAGAAGTTGCTCTTGCTGGTGGATATGTTGTTAAGCCAAGTAATGGGTGGTATAGTTCAGTTGATATGAATACTGGTGAGGTGTCTGAAAAGAAAGTTCGTGAGGCTGGTACTCTTGAAGAAAGTTTTTGGAAGCCTATATTTGATAGTACAGATTTTGCTGAATTTATTAAAAAGCAGTATACTATTGGGTATCAGACAGAAATTGATATGGATGAAGTTATAATGAATGAGGGTGAATAATGCCAGAATTTAAAGAAGGTGTAGACTATGAACATATTCCACATCCTAGAGATGATAAAGCATGGTCCATTAGAGTTTTAGAGGGTGTGTATTCTGAAACAGTAATTTCTTTTGGAACAATCACAATTGATGGTGAGGATAATGAGGATAGTCAAATGACATTTGACTTCACGCTAGAAAGTTCGCCAATAGATGATCTTGATGAGGGTAGTTTAGAGTTCCAAGACTTTGCTGGTAATCTATTGACTTCTATCATAGAAACTGCTATAATTCATAAAACAGGTGAAATGAAGGAACTTTAATTGTCTAATATTGAACAAATAATTCTAAAAAACTTAATCTCTGATGAAAAGTATATGCGTAAAGTTTTACCTTTTATCAAACCAGAGTATTTTGAGGGTGTGTATCGGCAAATGTTTACCAATGTTGGCGTATATGCTGGTAAATACAATAGATTACCCACTCAAGAAGCGTTTAGAATTGAGATTGATGAATCAGATCGTTATACTGATGAGCAATATAGACATGCTATGGAGATTATTCCACAAATCTTTGATGGAACACCCTCAGATGAAGAACATCTTTTAGAGGTTACTGAGAAGTGGTGTCAAGACCGCGCATTATTCAATGCAGTGATGGAATCAATTAGTATCATTGATGGAAAGCATGAAACACTTTCTAAAAATGCTTTACCTGATATTCTAAGCACTGCATTGGGTGTTTCATTTGATACGAATGTTGGTCACGATTATCTTGGAAATTTTGAAGAACGCTATGAATTTTATCATCGTACTGAAGAAAGATTAGCGTTTGATTTAGAATATTTTAATATGATAACTAAGGGCGGTTTACCTAAGAAAACATTAAATATTATCTTGGCTGGTACTGGTGTAGGTAAATCTCTTTTTATGTGTCACCAAGCAGCGGCAGCACTTTCAGACGGTAAAAATGTTTTATATATCACGATGGAAATGGCAGAGGAAAGAATTGCTGAGAGAATTGATGCAAATCTTTTAAACATTCCTATTGATCAAATTAATACTTTGAGCAAAGAAAACTTTTCTGAGAGAGTTGCTAATATTTCAAAGAGAACTAATGGTAAATTCATTATTAAAGAATATCCTACTGGTCAAGCAAATGTCGCTCATTTTAGAAGTTTGCTAAGTGAACTCAAATTAAAAAAATCATTTGAACCAGATATTATTTTTATAGATTATCTAAATATTTGTGCTAGTAGCAGAATGAAGGCTATGGGGGGATCAATAAATTCGTACACCTATATCAAAGCAATCGCAGAAGAAATGCGAGGACTCGCAGTTGAATTTAACGTACCGATTGTCTCAGCAACACAAACCACAAGATCGGGTTTTTCAAATTCCGATATTGGGTTGGAAGATACTTCTGAATCATTCGGCCTTCCAGCAACAGCAGACCTCATGTTTGCACTCATATCCAACGAAGAACTTGAAGGAATGGGTCAAATTGCAGTTAAACAATTAAAGAATAGATACAATGATCCGACATACAAAAAGAGGTTTGTCATAGGTGTTGATCGTTCTAAAATGAGGTTGTTTGATGTAAGTGAAGATCAACAGACTTTAATTGATGATACTCCAGTATTTGATAAAACACCTCAAGGCGAAGATTTAGAAAAATTTAAGGATTTTAAGTTATGAATAGAGCGCATTGGTTAGCAGATCAAATTAGATCAAATAATTATAAGATTGGTGTAGAATTGGGAGTGTTGAGAGGCCCAACATTTAAGTTCATTACAGTAAATTGTTCTAATACAACACATATTGGGGTTGATGTATTTTTAAACGATAAGATTTGGAAAGCAAAAGATATATCAACTACAGAGGAATTGTGTGAGCAACCACCTGTTGAATGGTATGGCGAACTTATTAAATTTTGTGAAGGTTTTGACGGTAGGGCAAAATTAATTAGAGACTTCACACATCTTGCACACAATCAGTTTGAAGATGGTTCTCTTGATTACGTTTTTATTGATGCTTCACATGATGGGGATTCCGTAAAAAGGGATATTGAATTATGGACTCCAAAAATTAGAAAAGGTGGATTGGTGTCTGGACATGATATAAATCTTATTCAAGTAGCAATGGCTGTTGTGCAATCAACACCAAAACACAAAGTAGGTCCAGATAATGTATGGTGGTATATAAAATAATGAAATTAAAAAGTCAAATGAATATAAATATAGTTAATTCAGAAAAATGGAGTAATCTTACAAATGGATGATTTTTTAGATCAAGAGAGTATAGATAAGATTTCTCAATTGTGGGATAAATTTCATAAAGTAGTTGCTGATTTAAATGAAGAAGAATACAGCCATCTTGAAATTGCAGGACTAATGCAAGCATATTCTTTAAAACTTTATAGAATGGAGTTAACTGACGATGAGTATCGTGGGATGTTAAACTATATATTTTTACAACATAATCGTATTATGGAAGATAACGAGTCAAAAACACTACATTAAGGAACTACATTATGAAAGCAGTTTTAAAAGCGTACACACAACCATATGAATCACCAGCCTTGGGCGATTTGCAAGAGTTTGTTGCATATTGCGCTAGGGTATCAAATCCTTCAAATCAAATCAATAGTGCCACTAGCCAAAAACTTCTAGAATATCTGATCAAGCATAAGCATTGGTCACCGCTAGAAATGGTATCTGCTACAATGGAAATTGAAGCAACAAGAGATATTGCCCGACAACTCTTGCGGCATAGGTCATTCTCATTTCAAGAGTTTTCTCAGAGATATGCTAATGTTGATGAATTTGGTGACAATATGTTTGAACTTTGTGAAGCAAGACTTCAAGACACTAAAAATAGACAGAATAGTATAGAAACAGATGATGCTGATTTACAATCTGCATGGAATATAATGCAACAAGAGGTGATTGATAAGGCTGAAGAAGCATATCTTTGGGCGATTGGGAATGGTATTGCAAAGGAACAAGCGAGAAAAGTTTTGCCAGAAGGTCTTACAATGTCGCGTCTGTATGTCAATGGAACGCTAAGATCGTGGATTCATTACATTGAATTGAGAAGTGCAAATGGGACTCAAAAAGAACATAGAGAATTAGCCATACAATGTGGAAAAGCAATTTCCTTAATATTTCCACTCGCAAACGACTTTTTTAATGAAATAAATTTATACCCAACATAAAAAGGAGAATAAAATGGGAAAGAAACTTTCAACTTATTGGTCCGACAATAGTAATGATTATTGCGAAATACACTTTGATTATAAAGAAGAACATGCGTATATAAAATATTTTACAGAAGATGGAACAAAATACTTTGAAGAAACCTTTCCTAATAATTCCCTCAGATATGTAGAAGATGCGGCAGAAAATTGGTCATTGGGTTATAAAGATTTATCTCCAGAGCATCACACACAATATACTTTAAAATTTGGTTGACAAATGATTTGTAGTATGTCATAATACAGACATAAACGAATCAGAACAGGACAACAAATGAAGCGTATAACAACTATCGGAATATTAGCAGTTAATTGTGCTATTGCCGCTGGTATTGGCTATGCTGTTTTTGAAGCAAAAAAGCAAGTATCTGATACCACTGAGGCAGTAGAACAACTAGCAGAAGAAAGAGCAAATGAAATTGCAGAAGAACATGCAATTGAACTTGCTCGGCAAGCAGAACAAGTGAAACAAGTACAATGTTTGGCAACAAACATTTATTATGAAACTATGGCATCTTCTTTGGCTGATGCCATGGCAGTTACAGATGTGGTTCTCAATAGAGTGGCACACGAAAAATATCCAAACACACCTTGTGAGGTTGTGCATCAATCTTATCTAAACGATAAGGGTGTACCATTACTCAATAAATGTCAATTCAGTTGGTATTGTGATGGTAAAGCAGATGAACCACAAAATGAAAATTCTTGGACAAAATCTGTTGACCATGCTGTAACAATGTATAGTGGTGGAGAGTGGCGAGGATTGACCGAAGGTTCAACACATTATCATGCAACATATGTTTCACCATCATGGGCTAAAGAATTCACTAAAATAGTTCAGATTGGCGCACATATTTTTTATCGCATGGAAGATAAATGAATATATTTATTTTAGATAATGACCCTACTATTGCTGCAAAATTGCAATGTGACAAGCACGTTGTAAAGATGATTGTGGAGAGCGCACAAATGCTCTCCACGGCACATCGCATGTTAGATGGTGATCAAGAGTTACGTCCTTCCAAGTCTGGAAAAAGAATGGTTAAATATTGGAGATTGCCAGATTACCGTGAAGAAGTTTTGTATAAAGCGGTACACATGGGGCATCCTTGTACAGTATGGACTATGAAAAACGATAATAATTATGATTGGCACTACAGGCATTTTGTTGCACTTTGTAAAGAATATACATATCGGTATGATAAAGTACATGCCACAGAAATCTTATTAAAAACAGAATTAGCGAAACCACCTCAAAATATAAAATCAGGTTACAAATACTTAATGAGTCCATTCGCACTTGCTATGCAGCATGAACCGCAATGTATAAATGAGAGTGACCCAATAAAATCATATCAAGACTATTACAACACAAAACAGAAAAATTTTAAGATGGTTTGGACAAAACGACAAATACCAAAATGGTTTAAGGAAAATATTAATGAGTGAAGAACATAACTATTGTACCACAAAAGGTTTAGGATGGGCATTTCTCATACTTGCTTTTATGATAGTAGGATTACCTGTCATTATGCTGATGTTGATGGTAGGACTTGAAGATTACGCAATGTATTGTAATATGAATATATTACCTTGTTTTGGATTAAGCGAATGAAAAAACTAAAAAATAAAGTTATAGCATATAGAGTCCACGAATATATTAGGCTCTTTGATTTTCATAAACCACTGCTATCACAGATGCCAGTTATTATGTTGATTGCAATGATATTTGGCATGATATTTCTTGCTATACCTGTAATATACTCAGAGAGCGGTCACTAAATGAGTTTTCTAAACAAGCATAAGAAGGATCAAATAAATCCAGAAACAATAATTTATACTAAAAATCCTAGAATTGCTTGTATGGGACAAAACAACGATCATCCCAAAGTTTGGTACAGTGTACCAGAAGTAGGCGAAGGATATGTAGTATGTGGGTATTGTGATATTAGATTTGAGAGGAAAGAATGAGTTTATTTGGTTTTAGTGATGATAGTGTGAATAGACAATTACACTGGACAACTCTTTACACTGAAAAGGCAATGCTTGCTGTAATAGGTTGCTTGACTGTAATTGCGGCATCACAAAATGTATTGGAAATGTGGGCACAAAAAAGTGTTACAATTTCCGATTTGTTCCTTCTATTCATTTATACAGAAATTGTAGGAATGGTGGGGGCTTTCTTTGTAAGTAATAGAATACCGGTAACTTTACCCATTATCATTTCAATGACAGCACTTTGTAGATTAATTGTTTTACATGGTAAAGACGGTGAACCTTTTACACTGGTTGCAGAAGCGAGTGCGGTTTTTATTCTTGCGATAAGCGCATATGTAATATCGCAAAAAGATAAAATTAGTTTAGAAAAACTTAAAATGAAAGAAACATTGAAAAATGACTGATCATACTACATTAATTTTAGTATCTTTAGTATTTAGTTTATGTTTTTGGTTTGTAATAATATGTACTTTCTTGTGGGTTAGATATGAAGATAAAAAACTATACCCTGAAAAATATTTGAATTGGATAAAGTAATGAGTAAAGAAATAAAAGATGCAGCACAACAACAAGCCGAAGAATCATTTGATGGATTTATGTATTGGATAAAAAAAGGTACTATTATCTCTTGTATATTTTTAGCGGTAGTAGTAGTTGGTTGTAATTCTGGAGTTGAAGATGATCAATATCCAGCATATAACGGTGAACAATATGATCCTCAAGGAATGAGCAAGTAATGGTAAAACCCAACTTAGATAATTGGAAATTAAACTTAGAAGATATTCATTGGATTGAAAATGCTCTTAGTTACAGACTACAAAGATTGGCAATGAAAAGACTTACTGTAAAAAAACAGAGTAGTAAAGATAATATAGATAATGAGATAAGACATATAACAGAACTTCAAGGAAAAATGTTTAATCAAAAGGAATGGCGCAGAGCAAAAGTAGGTGATACACCTTATATAAGCGGATAGGATAATTAAATGATTACTAGCGGAATGTCTTTAGGTAACGATGAACCCTCAGAACAAATAGATTTGTTTCAACAGCAGAAATTTACTTCTCATGCGGGAATTCCTATGACATGGAAAATTGAAATGGATGCCATATCTGATAAAGAATGGGATTGTCTTGCGGCAATGATCATGGATTATCAAAAGGAACCTTTTTCAAAAGTTGTTGGTATTCCTAGAGGTGGGATAAAATTACAAAATGCTCTCAGAAAATATTCTGAGTGGGAACAGAAACATCCATGGTTGGTAGTTGATGATGTATATACAACTGGAACGTCTTTTAGAGAATTTTGCACTACAAAGGAAACTATGTTTGCATATAAGTGGGTTGTCTTTGCAAGACAACCTACAGATAAAGATAGCGGTGTAAGAGCATTATTTACAATGCCATGAAATATAAGGCTATGATATGTATTCGTAGAGGCATTTTAGATAATGCTGGACAAGCAGTAACACAAGCACTTAAATCATTAGGGTGGCCCGAAGTACAAAATGTAAGATTAGACAAATTAATTGAATTTGAATTAACAGAACCTGATTGGGAAAAGGCTGAATCTATAGTTAAATCGCAGACAAATGAAGTAATGGAATATTATGAGTTGGAAGAAATAAATGAGAAAACCTAAATTATTAGTTATAGGTCATGGCAGACATGGCAAAGATACTGTTTCTGAAATTTTATGTCAAGATTTTGGACTATCTTTTATATCAAGTAGCATGTTTGCTTGTAAAAAATTTATTTATTACGATCTTAAAGAAAAATATCAATACAAATCAATTGAAGAATGTTATAATGATAGGCATAATCATAGGTCTGAGTGGTATAACGCTATTGCTTCTTATTGTAAAAATGACCCAGCACAATTAGGTAAAGATATATTTTCTGAGCATGACATATATTGTGGTCTTAGAAATGTTAGAGAATTTACAGAAATGCAAAAGGAAAAAGTATTTGATGCCTGTATTTGGGTAGATAGATCACTTCATTTACCCTCAGAAAATAATCTTAGCATGACACTGATGCCACAAATGGCTGGACATATCATAGATAATAATAAATCTTTAGAAGATTTAAAATTTGAAGTTAAGAAAACTTACAATAAGATACTTCGCCAGATGAAGTATTCAAGCCAACACAAATCTTCTAATAGTCTTGATTACAATCATATATTAGGATATGCTAATGGTTAACTATAATTGCTCAGTTGATGATATGGGTCCAGAAGAAATAAAGGAAGCAAATCGTTTAATGTGGGCAGTTAAGGGCATGTTGATCCCAGATGATTACTCTATAAAAGATGTACATGGAGTACTTAATGGATATTTTAAAAGGCTTTGGTGTAATTGTGACCTTATGCAGTTTGAAGGTTTTGAAGATGCTTGGGTAAAGGAAAGCGAAAGAAAAATAAATCTATATAAATAGTGTTGAAGCATTTATATAAGGTTAGTTAAATGGGTAGTTACTCTAGAGAAAGATATGCAACTGAATCAGCAAGTTTTCCTAAAAGCGCAAACTCTGCACCAGCATCATATTCATATGCAACTTTTGCTGATTTACCTACTTCTGGTTCTACACCTGGAAATACTGCTTTTGTTGTCGCGACAAATAGATTATATATTTGGAGTGGTGTGGGATGGTATTTAATTGCTACTGTTACAAACGCATCTCCAACTGCAATTACTGGAGTTAGTGATACATATACACTTGCAACAAATGGAACCGCCACTACAGTTACTGCTGTATCAACTGACCCAGAAGGATTTGCACTTAGTTGGTCATATTCAGTTTCATCTGGAGCATTAAATGGAACAACTGTTAGTCAAGCAGATAATGTTTTTACTATTACACCACATGCAAGCAATCCCACAACCTTTAGTATTACTTTCAATGTTACTGATGGTTTGAATGGGAGTGTTAGTAAAGTAAGCGCATTTACGCTGGCATTTACTGTAACAAATTCAAGATACACTGCATTATCAGTTAAGGCGACTGCAACTGGTTCTAATCAAACCTTTGACGATGCTTCTGCTTCAAATCATACGATTACTGTTGCTGGTAACTCAATAACATCAACATTTAGCCCATATCGTCATGGTGGGTATTCTGCGTATTTTACTACTAGTGGTTCTACTTCAGGCAGTGGTGGAACAGGTCAATATATTCAAAGCGATTTGACTTCTGAATTGACACTAGATACCAATGATTTTACAATTAGTTGTTGGGTATATGGTATTAGTAAATTACGCAACTATCCTAGAATATTACAAATTGGCCCACAAAATACTCCGTGGGGCGCGAGTCAATTATCAATACTATACAAACACGATAGCGATAACGATTCTATAACTTTAGCAATGCAAGGTATTGGAGTCAATTCATTGCTAATTGCAAGCGGCCCAATAAATGATAATCAATGGTATCATGTAGCCCTCACTAGATCAGGAAGTACATTTACATTGTACATTGACGGGGTATCTGTTGGAACATATACAAGTACAGGAAGTGCAACAGGAGCAGGTAACAAAGCAATACTAATTGGTAGTGCTAGTTCCGGTGACAGTGACTTTCATGGGTATATTTCTGATGTGCGTGTTATTAATGGCACATCTATTTACACAGGTAATTTTACACCGCCAACTGAACCATCTACCGTTGTCACAAACACAAAATTTTTACTTAGTAACTTACCTTATTTTAAAGATAAATCTGCATCAAATCATGCAATCACTGCTACTGGTAATGCATCTTTAAGACCAAAATCTTTGTTTGATAATGGTGCATATTCAGAAGCATCTCATGGGGCGTCTGCATATTTTGATGGAACAGGTGATTATTTAACTGGCCCAAGTTCTGCAACTATAGGAATTGGTACGGGCGATTTTACAATAGAATGTTGGTTTTATGCAACAGATGGAACAAGCATTGATAGAGGTATTTGGGAAACTCGCACAGATGGATATCCAAACTGGTCAGAGGGATTATCTCTTACTAGACTAACTGAAACGACATTTAGATTATATGGATCATCTGCATTAATAGTGTCTAGTGCAACTACTATTACAAACAATTGGAATCACTTAGCGGTTGTAAGAAATAGTGGAACACTGGAACTCTTTGTTAATGGCGTTTCACAAGGCACCGTTTCTAATAGTACAAATATGAACTCTTCTCAACCAATAGCCATTGGCTCTGGTAGGTATACTACCAGTAATAGCACACCAACCCATGCTGTTAAAGGTTATATTCAAGATTTCAGAGTAGTCAAAGGCACAGCAGTTTACACAAGTAATTTCACACCACCAACTGCACCATTAACAAATTCTCCAACTTATCCAGCCATGGCTATAGGTGTAGCAAATTCGGGTGCTAGTGCATATACGTTAAGCGGTGATGTAACTGGTAGTAACGCAACTGTAAATATGGCAGTTGGTCAAACTGTAAACTTTACTGTAAATGCTTCAGGTCATCCTTTTTATATTAGAGTGTCAGATGGTGGAGCAAATGTCAGTACTCCGGCAGCAACAGGACAAGGAGCAACAAGCGGTGTAGTTAGTTGGACTCCTAATACTGCTGGTACATATTACTATCAATGCGAAATTCATGCGGGTATGATTGGAACAATTAATGTAACTGATGGTGTTAAATTTCTATTAAATCCAGAACCATCTATTTTAGATTTGAGTCAATCAAGTGAAATACAATGTTTTGGTGATGCCGCAACATCTACAACTCAAGTAAAGTTTGCTGGAACAAAGTCGATTTATCTTGATGGTACTGGCGATTATCTTCAGATCAATAATTACGAAAATTCATGGATAAGTGGATATACAGGCGATTATACAATAGAATTTTGGTGGTATCCTACAAATGTTTCTACTGGAGCAGCGCAAGAAATATTGACTGCCTCCAATGGGTTTCAATTTTATATTTCAAACGGGGGTGGTTTATCTTTAGCGGTATCTAGTAATGCCAATAATAGTTTCTTTTGGCATCCACAAGATATACATACAATGGTAATTAATACATGGCAACACCTTGCTATTGTTCGCAATGGAAATGTTTATACTATATATGTAGACGGGGTTTCAAAAGCAACTACTACAACAAGTACTCTTATTGAAACTAGTACAAATGCTTTTCAATTAGGTGTTTATCAAGGGTCACTATATCCGACTGTAGGATATTTTCAAGACCTTAGAGTAACGAAGGGTCTTGCAAGATATACTTCAGGATTTACCCCACCGACAGCGGAATTACAGGGATAAATTATGGGTAAGTATTCTGAAACCCGATATGCATACGCACTTCCAACATTTGATCCAGCACCTTTATCCGCTTCAGAGGCGGCTGGTCCACAAAAATCTAACATGAGAGTTTACGAAACTCTTGCCGCTTTACCTGCAACTTCTACAGACAAAGGAAATACTGCATTTGTTGTAGCAACAAACAATTTATACGTTTGGAACGGTGTTGGTTGGTATCTAGTCGCTGAAGTAACAAATGCTTCACCTTCTTCTATTACTGGTGTAAATTCAACATATAGTTTAGCAACTGATGGAACAGCAACTACAATTACTGCCGTTGCTACAGACCCAGAAGGAATGGCTTTAACTTGGAGTTACGCAGTCACAACTGGTTCATTAGGGTCAACAGCATCAGTATCTCAGGTAGATAACGTGTTTAATATTATTCCATCTAGTACAGAATCCGATGCTGGAACCTTTACTTTAACATTTAGTGTAACAGATGGTGTAAATTCAGCAGTTAGTTATCCATCTGCATTTACATTAGCGTTTGGTCCTCCCCCTTCTAGTTATTTATTTTCAACAGCGGGAACACATTCTTGGACATGTCCATCTGGACTCACTAGCGTATCAGTAGTGGCTGTTGGTGCTGGCGCAGAAGCAGGATCAGTAGCAGGTGGTGGCGGTGGTCTTGGTTGGAAAAATAATATATCAGTCACACCCGGCCAATCTTATACGGTAGTTGTTGGTGCTGGTGGTCAAAATAAATCAAATGAACATAGTTACTTTATAAACACATCAACCGTAATGGGTGAAGGTGGTAATGCCGCAACAGGTGGTGGTTATGTTGGAGATGGTGGTGGAAACGGTGGTGATGGGCAAGGTTCTGGAACGTATCAGTATTGTGGCGGCGGGGGTGCCGGGGGATATTCTGGAGATGGCGGTGACGGAAAATCTGGTCAAACTGGACAGGCTGGAAATGGTCAAGGGGGTGGTGCTGGGGGATCAATGGCTAACTCAGGTGGATATACTTGTGGGGGTGGTGGTGTTGGTGTCTATGGTCAAGGATCAAATGGTGTTGGCGGTGTTGCTAACATACATCCAAATCAACATCCTACGACTACTGGTGCAGGTACAGGTGGTTCTGGTGGTGAAGATGCCACTAGTAGTTATGGTCATACAAATGCAGGAAATTACGGCGGCGGTGGCGGTGGCGGCGGGTCAGGCGCAGGTGGGGGCAACTCAGGTTCTGGAGCAGTAAGACTTCTTTGGGGTTCTGGTAGATCATTTCCTTCTACAAATGTTAGTAATGCTAGTAATGTTGATGCTGAAACAGTAGTATAATCTGTTAAAAAGGTCAATAAAAACTATTTCTCTATTGACAAGAATCAAAATTTATGATATAAATAAAAATGTAGTTGATGATATCAACTTGATGCATACTGGACCGTGGGGCAGTACCACGCATCTCCACCATAAGGATACTAAAGAATGGAAATTATTTGGCAAATACTACTCACAGTTTGTTCTGGATCAACTTGTTTAGAGCAAGATGTGCAACAGTTTGAGACTAAATTGAAGTGTGAAACTATGCTCATAGAATATACAGAATTACCAAATGATGGTCATTGGGATACAGTTAAATATATCTGTAAACCTTTAGGTTCAGTTTCTTTATGATGGGGATGAAATAGGATAGACAGGTGTTGATAGGAAAATGGAGACTTCCCCGTACTTGGCTGGGTTAACGCGAAGAAAATACTAAATGCAAACGATAATTTTGCACCTTCTGGTTACGCACTCGCTGCATAATTAAGGGGGTTGGTCACTTACCTAGCAACAGAAAAGTGACACTATATCACATTTTATTAAGAGGAAGAGTTAATCACTCTTCCTTTTTTGTATATAAATAGTAGGTAATATTTTGGAGATTTTTCATGTTTAGAAAATTATTGAGTATTTTATGTATTGTCATGGTATTTGGATTTACACAAACGCTTTTTGCTCAAACCGTAGTAGAAACTACAACCGACAGTAAAAGTAAAGTTGATTCACAAGGACAAACAATTGTAATATCGCCACCACCTTCTGCAATTTCTCCTAGTGCGGGGGGAAGTTCTCAAGACCTTTGTACGGTTGGTATTTCTGGTGCTGTTCAGACTCAAATACTTGGCATTTCTACTGGTGAAACTGTAACAGATCAAAATTGTGAACGACTCAAGATTTCAAAAACACTTTATGATATGGGTATGAAAGTTGCTGCTGTTTCTGTAATGTGTCAAGATAAAAGAGTATTTGATGCGATGGGTATGGCAGGGACACCTTGTCCATATGAAGGTAAAATTGGTGAAGAAGCGAAAGAAGCATGGAAAACTTGGAGTGGTAAGAAAAAGATTCCTATAGAGTTCAAACCGGAGACAAAGGCAGATGTTCAAAAAAGGCAATGGGAAACTGGTAGATCAGTTATTGGCGGTGCTTTGTTGTTTGTACTTCTGTTGGTCGCCGCCAAGTAACGCTACAACAGAAAGTATAACAGTTGACAGCGGAGTAACTACCACTATACCAGAAATCGCAGATTTAAGTGACGGTACAATAACTAATGGTACATGTGTAGGTGGTTCATCTCATTTGAATTTATTAACTAGTAGTAGTGAAGCGTGGAGTGGTTCACCAACTTTGCAATGGGGTGCATGTTCTGATACGTTTGCAATGACTATGGCAATAAATGAAGTATTATCAGATGCTGGTACAGGCATAAGTTTAGATAAAATTCATTATCGTTGGAAATGGATTAATGGTTGTTTCAATATAACAAAAGCAAATGGCGATAAAGTGTGGTGTTCAACAGATATTGAGAATAGACTTGATGAAAATATGAAACCTACTGGAGAATATGCAGATCAGTTTGATGCTCTTAATATTGTGATAGAAATTACTGATAGTAATGGAACTGTTATAGAAACAAAAACTTACGATTATGATACTTGGTATCATTGGAGTGAATCAAATTCGCATAGTACAAATGAAACCACAGATGGTGAAGGTGCTGTTTGGCAAATAACTGAAGATCATATAGAACTTTTTAATCATATCACTGGTACTGGAACAATATACACACCAAATCAATTAGGAAATATTAGTTTTGTTGCTAATGCACAAGATAATGGACAGTGGGAAGGATACTATGGTCCTGTTGCAAGAGATGGTGAAATGTGGTTTACATATCGCAATAATCCATGCGATTTAGATACTCTTTACAATCCATCGTGTAGTGGTTACGCTGAAGCATATGTGGCACACCTTTATGATCAATCATGTATTGCGGACTCTTTATTTGATATTGGTTGCCCAAATTATGCGACAGCATATCAAGACCAACAATGTAAGATTAATCCATTGTATAGTGTTCAATGTCCAAATTATCAAACAGCATATTTCAATCAACAATGTGATCTTGATCCACAATATGATATTGGTTGTCCTAACTACTCTGTACTTACTGTCATGGAAGAAATTGTTGTAACTGATCCTGTCGCAGAAATTATTAATCCAAATATAACTATAACCGAAACTATACCAGAAATTATTATGCCAGAAATTGTTGTGCCACCAATTGATATAGTTTCTCAGATAGCACCAGTAGAAGAAATTACCACTCAATCTATTGAGACAGAAATCGCAGCAATAGAGGCAGAAATAAATGAGCAAATCGTTGAAACAACAATTGTTGAACCAGAATCAGGAGAAACCTCTGGAGAAAGAGGAAATTCTGGAAACACCAGTGGAAATACCACTACCCAAGAAACCGAAAAACCCCAGCCAGAGAAAAACGACGAACCTAAATCCGAAACTGATGGAGAAAGTGAAGAAACACCCAATGATGAACAAAGCGAGTCCAAGAACGATGGTGGAAAAGAAAAAGACGTTGGGAAAGATATTGGCTCTAAAGATGGTAATGGAAAGGATAAAGAAGTAGATGAAAGTGAAAATAATAACGAAGCCGTTGAATCTGAGGAAGATGTTGTTAGACCTCAGAAAAAAGAAGAAAAGGAAGCCCCAACAGAAGCAGAAAAAAAGAATTCTAGGAAAGAAAAGATAAGAAGATTGATTGCAGATAAAGTAAACAGTCTTACTAAAAAAGTTGAGGAAGCATCAACTTTAGAAGAACAAGTGGCAGTACAAGCGCAATTAGCAGCACTAATTGCATTTGTGCCAGATTTTGATTATGGAGATATGGAAGTACCAGATATTTATTTTTATCCACCAGTGCCGACAGTAGATCATGCATTTTCAAGATGGTTCGTGAATGACCCGACATTTGGAATAATGGAGGATTTACAATATCCAAGTTTAAGGCAGTAATTAATTGGATACAATATTTTTTGGGTTGGCATTTACAATACATATGGGAATGTCAAATCAGTATAACGGAATACACCCAACCTTTAAATATAAATACAACGAATACACGATAGGAGCATTTTACAATAGCGAAGAAAATATAAGTCTTTATACATCACGCGATGTTGATTTAAAAGGTGACTTGAAACTAGAAGGTGGATTAGTGTCTGGATATTCTCAGCCCATAATACCATTTATTAGATTGAAATATAATGACTATTTTATTGGACCCGGAATTGAAGGTAAAAAATTAGGAATTGTGTTTGGAAAAGAATTTCAATTTTAAGGAATGAGCAAATGGCAGAGATAGAGTATGGTGGAGTCAAGGCAAGCGGTTCAAAATTGCTTTTGATTATACCATTATTAGGTACAATAGGTGGTGGTCTTTGGGGTGGATTTGAATTCTACAAAGATTACCAAGATATGAAAGAGCAAATACAAAGTTATGTTGCGCCAGATTTATCAGGATTTGATAAACAAATTGCAATACAGCAAGAGCATCAAGTGACTGTTGAGAGACATATGGATTTCGTATCAGAAGAATTAGAATTATTTAAAGGTGAATTTGCTGGGGTTCGTGATCGTATTACAGAAAATACGGATTATCTCAGAGATGCAAAGCATGATCTGAAAGATGAAATGGTTCGTATGGAAAAACATCTTGATCGTATTGAAATTGAAGTTACCAAAGCAGAAGATGAAATGAGGGCTATTTCAGATAAACTTAATGATGATGTAAGAGCATTAATGGATGAAGGCGAAACTGAACAAGATAGACTCAAGAGCGATGTTCGTGCAATGATTGACGATGCCAATAATCGTTTTAATGATAAAATATCTGGCCTTGAAGGTTATGTTAAACGAGAATTAAGTTCTCTTGAGGAAAGACTCAACGCTAAATTAACAAAGGCACTTGATAACCCACTCGCTAATCGGTAGAGGCCAGCATACCATTAGGTGGTGCTGGTGGTTTAGGATAGTATGAAGGTTCAACATGAGTTTTTATTACAGGTGTTCCTTCTGGGACACTTGCAGGTATACAATACGCTGTTGCTTGATCTTTTGCTGACCAGTGACCCCATCTTTTAGATAAGGCTTCAGCAGTTGAGTTACAATATTCCACTGAATAGAAATATAATTTTTCTTCAACTTCTATTCTATTTTCACCAATTCCGATGAAAAGTATGAGTGCAAAAACTTGTATCATTAATCTAGTACCTCGTATGAAATTCTTATTCCCTTATCACCTAATACTGATGCTGTCAAATCTGTGATATTATTAGGAATTTTATTCTGTGATTGAAATTTTCTTGTAGATGCTAATAATTCTGCTTCCAACATTTCTTTATATTTAAAACCACTCTCAAGTTCATAAACCACAGAAAACACCCAACTTGGTGTTGTTTTAGATTTTTTACGTTGAGATGGTTCTATTTGATAAATGTCAAATTTTGCCCCCTTTGCCTTACAATTTTTTATAGCATCTAAAATTGCTGGCATCACTTTTTTTGAAATTAATTCTGCTTTATTTTTAATTGCCTTGCCTTTCCCAAACATAGAATCTTACCACCAACCTTCTATTGATCCTATAATCCAAACTCCACCAAAAATCATTGACAAAATCCCAAAAGATAGTGCCACCATTATCGCACCATTTATCACCGCATGTTTAAATTCTTCCGCTGCATATATGGTATCTTCGCGTTCTTTTTTGATAGCGCGTCTTAACTCCATCATTTCATCCCAGGTATTAGGCCCAAATCTCATATTCAACATGAACATGATTTCCTTCTGTTGCTCTGCCATTTTTTTCTTGTGAGTCAGTATGGCAAATGCCTCTTCTTCTATTGATCCAGACCCCATAAGTTTAGCATGAAGTGGTGGATTTTTTCTCTGTTGTTCTGCCCTGTTTATGTCGTTGAGTGCGCCAAACCATTTTCCCAAAGATTCTGTACAATTCTCTAATTCCTGCCCCGCTTGCACGATTTTGGTCAGTCCTTTATATGCAGCAGATGCGGCGGCTATAGCCGTAAGTGGGTCAATCATAACTTTTTCTCTCTTCTAACATATCTTTAGTATAATATAAATCAATAAAAAATCATGTATTTCACAATACTATTTATAAGTTTAGGGGTTGACATTTGTTATAGAAAAAGTTAAGTATATTACATAACGAATCTCAAAGGAGCGTGAATCATGAATGAAGTATTACAAGACATTCAGACACTTGAGAATGCAATCATTAATTTGGTTGAGGGCGCAAGTGATGAAAAGCGCATGGCGATTAATAGCCTGTCTGCAATGATTGAACTCAAGCGTATGCAAGTAGAGCAATTTGAGCAAGAGGCTCATGATGAAAAAATTGATGATATACTTCTTCAATCTATCTGGGAAGAAGAACTTTGGATTGAAAGTAGGGGATAATAAGAATCATGTTGACAAATCTTCTGAGTAATGCAATAAACCTAATTGTTATAATAGCAATCATAGAACTGATAATGTAAAGGAGAATGAAATGAAAAACGTAAATATGGGAAGTGTGGAAATGGAATGTATTGATATGAATGATTATCCAGATTTTTGTGATGCATACATTTCGTTTGCAGAATATGAAGATGGTGAAATCCTATCAGATGCCGAATTGGAAGATTTGCAGTGTGATCTGGAAAACGATGGTGACATTTGGGAAATTATAAACAATCAACTATGTGGGAATTTTTAATATGAATGATCTATCAACATATGTAATAGCACTCACTGGGCCAGTTATATCTAATGGTGGTCCTATAAGTAGAAGGGTAACGGTGAAAGATCGTAAAGAGGCTATAAAACATGCGAAAATGTTTTATGGTAATAGAAAGGTGTCTATCATCAAAATCGGAAAAGGGATAGTATAAATGACCATTCAAGAAGCATGGAGCATCGTAGGCAATCAACCTAAGTGGGCGATTAAGAATATGATCAAGGCACTTAGTATGATGAAGTCTTTGAACACTTCAGAAGAAAACCGTAGACTTGAAGCAGGAAAGATTTGCTTAAAGACTACTAATCCGAGGTACACATAATGCAAGTCGTAACAGTTAGATTTACAGGATCAATGGTTCAACCTTCACACCACGATTGTCAAATTGTAGAAGGTTCTATGCAAATGAAGTTTGATGCTGGTCTACAAGACATAAATCGTCCAGTATGTAAAATTGTTTCACCATTTGGTAAAGATAATACATTAGAAGCATTCTATCTTTACGAAAACTGGAATTGTAACTTAGATTAGTATTGACAAACCTCTACTCTTATATTAGTTTATAAGAGTAGAGAGAATCACTGAAAGGGTTCATAATGCTTCGTATTCAACAAATTTCCGAAATTTTGAATTGCTCCAAAACTGTCGCAGAAGAAGTTTTGAGTAAGATTTCTCATATGGACCTGAGTGAGATGGGTCAAGAAGAATGGGAATTTTGGGTTAACTTTTACGGAAAGGTGTAATAGCATGGCATACGCTCCAGATTCAGTAGGTTTTACTTATGGTGATGGTTCAATCCTTGGCTCTTTTACTGAACAGGATTGTGAAAATCTTTTTGAGTTTTCCACCAATCATGAAGAAATGACAGATGAGTGGGATTTTCCTCATTTGATTTGGGTTTCTCATAATGCGGTAGGTCAATGGAATGCTAGGTATGGCAAAGTCTTAAAGACTGTCGCTTACATTGCCATTGATGAGGATGAGTATGGCAATCCTGTTGTTGAAAAGTGGGATATTAAAAAGTATCGGAAATATTCCAAAATGGCTTGACAAACTCTTACTCTTATACTAGATTATAAGAGTAGAGAGAATCAGTCTTGAAAGGACACAAAATGACTTCAGCAGTTTCAATCGTTTCAAATACTCCCGGCTCACTCGTAGTGAGCAATGCAGATGCTGTTTTGCCTTTGGACCGTGAAGGTGCTGGTGACTCGCTTATGTCATCCATCAACATTACCATTCGGGCATTCGCCAATGATAAATATGAGTGGGTGCGGAACTATACTGTTGGTTGGGACAGTGAAGATGGTCACTGGGCCTTTGGTAATGGTTCAATGGTAACATCCTCTAAGACTGAACAGAAAGTCTACCTTGGCTATGAGATTGGTGATACAATCAATATCGCTGGTGAGGTTCTTACTATTTGTGCCGCAAACAACCACAACATTAAGTTTGTAGGAGCGTGAAAATGAGAGTGGAAGTCTATTACAATCTCCACAAACATATCTTTTCTGTCAGACATAAGGGGCGTGTCATCGCTCATATGTCTGATGTGACAATTATGAACCCAACTTATGTGGTTCGTCAGGCTGGACGTTTAAAGGTTCTAAAAGAGGGCCGCAAGAATGTTCACGCGATGGTTCGTGGAGAAATGTCTGAAGAAATTTTCGGTTTAAATAATGGTGTTGCAGTCACATATGACCCCTACAAATACAGTTCATTTGTAACAAAGGCAGATGAACAGCCTATCCTTGAAAGCAAAGTTGCTGTTCTCCATAAGCCAGAAATTGGCGGTCCAAAGATTATGGCATATTAGGGTTGACAACCACCTCAACACATACTAGATTATAAGAGTAAAGAGAATCAGTCTTGAAAGGACATACTATGCAAGTTTATGTTTATCATGCACAACGCAATCGTGAAACTGGTGATGTTGAAGATCAGACTTTAGTGGCAGAAGTAAATCTGCCAAGTTCTATCACTGATCAGAATGAGGCTCTTGAGTATGCCTTTCGCTGGACACAAAATATCATGGGTTCTTGGAGCCGTGATGATATTGCTGA